GGCTATGGCAGCGGCAGATGATTTCTTGCGAGAGGTCGAAGATAGCAGTGCAGCTAACAAATCAAAACGCTGGCTCAACCAAGCAGCAACTCCAAAGCAGAAAGAATTGTTGCGCAAATACGATGTGCAAGTTAGTGAAATGGACTTCTCTTGGACAAAATACAAAGCCGCGTGCTGTCTGGGATACTATTTTAACAGAGATCCAATTGATAGATTGATTGCAGATAATTGGAAGAAACTTACGGGGAAAGATTATGCTAAGATGTGAAACATTAGATACGGCTAAGGAATATGTGACTAAAGATCGTGCTGCAACGCACGGTGATATGGAATCAAATTTGACAACCATAGCAAATCTCTGGTCAATTTACTTAGACACTTTGATCAAACCACACGATGTAGGGGCTATGATGACTATGCTTAAAATTGCTCGTATAAAATCTAACCCACAAAACCCAGACAATTGGATCGACGGTTGTGGATACTTGGCATGTGGAAACGAGCTTTCTACAGAGAAAACCTAATGCCTAGATTTGAGCTTCACCTATTTACGATATCAGAAGGCGATGAGGGCATAAAAAGCTCTGAGTCTAAAGCTATGTGCTGGGTGAAAGACAGCGATGATATGGAAGAAATAGAAGATGTTTCTGACAAAGTGATCTCTGAAAATATTGAGAACAATCCAGACTTAATTATGTTTGGAACCGCTAGCATAAAGGTTAAAGGTCAGCTTGTAATGACCCTTAGCTTTAGAAATGACAATGTAGACGAAGACAAAATGAATAGCGTTTTGGATTTGATCGCAAGTAAAGAGGAGACAATACATTGAGTGAGGCAGATACAGCGCCAGAACCCATGAAGGAATTGGCAAACATATTAGGAGTGTTCGGGTGGGGGACAAGATTTTCCGATCTTACTGAAGCGCAAGTCCACACCTTAATATTTGGAATTCAAGAATCAAAACGTCTAGCAGCGGAGATCGACATTGGAACACTCGAAGACACCTACTTTAAGTCAACAGGCACTTGGCCCTCTACTTCAATCCCGTTCTAAGACGAACCCAATTGCGGATAAAATAACAGAAGCGGTAGACCAAGCGATTGTTGCGGGGGAAGAGAAACGGGAGCGCAGAAAGTACATTGGTGCGTCAAGCATCGGTGACGAGTGTTCGCGTAAGGTGCAGTACAGATACCTCAACTACCCTATAGACGCTGACAAGGCTTTCAGCGCCCGTACATTGCGTATCTTTCAGTTCGGGCATGAGATTGAGGATTTCGCTGCAAAGTGGCTGAGAGACGCTGGTTTTGATTTGCGTACAGAAGACAAAGACAACAACCAGTTTGGATTTTCTATCGCTGATGGCGAGATACGCGGACACATAGACGGTGTTATTTGCGATGGGCCAGTAGATATGGCCTACCCTGCGCTATGGGAATGCAAGTCAGCTAACGACAGTAAGTTTAAAGCGTTTGTACGCCACGGTGTTGAAAAGGCGAACAAGACCTACGCAACTCAATTGGCGCTCTATCAAACCTACATGGATTTGAAAGAAAACCCTGCGCTGTTTACGGTAATAAATAAAAACACCTCAGAAATTTATTACGAGTTAGTGCCTTACAATGCAAAGCTAGCTCAAGAGGCGAGTGACCGAGCGGTAAATATCTTGACGGCTGCAAAGGCCAATGACATTCTCCCTCGTGTTGCACAAAATAAAGATTTCTTTTTATGCAAGTTCTGCGAGTTTCGTGAAACATGCTGGAAGGAGTAAAATATGGGACGCGCTTGGGCGGCGGCATCCCATATTTAGTAGTTAGTCTGTGGACAGGGACAAGATAATGAACATTACAGCTTTTGGCAAGACTTCAACGGAAGTAGCAGAGAGAATTTCAAGGGAAGTTCCGCGTAGCGTACAGCTACACGCATTGTTGGAAACTTATCCGTCTGGAATACAAAGAGGGAAAGAATTCTTCATCGGATCTTTGCGCGGTGAAGCGGGTAAGTCTTTGAGAATTAACATAGACACAAGTAGTCCTTGGTTTATGACTGGGAAAGACTTCGAATCGGGTGACGGAATCGGAGGTATTTGCAAGGTATTTAAGGAAGGTCGTGGCTGGTCAATCGCAGAAACCGCTAAATACTTTCAGGATTATCTTCCGAGAGAGTACGTTGCTCCGCCTGAAAACATCGTTAAGCCGAACAATCCAATTAACTTCTCGGTTATGTCCTCACCAGTAGCGCCACAAGTTCCACAGCAACCCGAACAAAAGCAAACAATCAGCCCTAGCACACCGTTTGAGGAGGAATATCCTTATACAGACGAGGATGGCGTAGTCCTCGTTACAGTTCGCAAATACTTTGACCGGGACGTAACCGGAGAAATTGTTCGGGATAGCGCCGGAAAGCCAAAGAAGCAGTTCCGCCAGTTTATGAATGGTCGCCAAGGCGTGCCTGAACCCAGACCTTTATATAATATCCCGAACATATCCGGTGCGAACAAAGTCATCTGGGTCGAGGGGGAAAAATGCGCGAACGCTTTAACTGAGCTAGGTTACGCTGCAACTTGCACTATCGGCGGTGCGGGTATGCTGTCAGAGAACACGGCGCATAAGTTTGACTTCACGCAACTTCGCAACAAAGAATTAGTCCTATGGCCTGACAATGACGAAGCTGGCAAGAAGCTCGCTCGCATTGTCGAAGCGCAAGCTAAAGAAGCCGGGGCAAAAAGTACACTGATTTTGCAGATCCCTGCCACAAAAGAAGAAAAGTGGGACGCAGCGGACGCAATTGATGAGGGCTTTGACATTGAAAAGTTCATCAAGTCGCAAGAAAGCAAGATCAAGAAACCGATCTCTCTGTTGGATGAAAGTCTTCTAATTGACCAGTATTTCATCGGCTCTCCACCAGAACAAAAGTTTCTTATAGGAGACACTATACCTCTCGGCGTGCCTACAGTGTTCGCAGCAGCAGGGGATAGTGGTAAAGGCATGATGACACTTGATCTGGCAATGAAGGTTGCATCGGGGGCATCTATGCAAAGCTCGTTCGGTGGTCTTGTGGCAGAGCACGGTGATGTAATCCTAATCACAGCAGAAGATGATAAAGGTGAGATGCACAGACGTATATCTCGACTAGACCCTAAAAAATACCGCGAGCATTACGATCATAAACTGCGCATCCTACCACTGCCAAACCTCGGCGGCGTGTTTCCAATTATGCAGAAGTTTGACAATAGCTACCTCATGGGCGCAGACTTCGAGCGCATCTATGAGCAAATGCTTGAGATGAAAAACCTGAAGCTAATCATCATTGACCCTATGGCATCGTTTGTTCACGCAGATGTAAACGCCGATCCAGCAGCGGGTGCTGCATTCATGGGCCTTCTTGCGCAGATGGCAACCGAAACAGGCGCAACAGTTATGGTCAATCACCACATGGCGAAGATCAAAGACAACGAGCCAATTAAAACTCCAGAGCAAGCGCGTAATCTTATTCGCGGTACGTCAGCTATCGTTGATGGCGTGCGCTGCGCATTCTCTGTTTGGTCAGTGGATGAAAGCACAGGAAGGCAAAGGTGCAGAGACTTGGGTGTAGATTATACGCGAAATGGCGTGTTCGATGGCGCAGTCGTGAAATCAAATGGGCCAGCTAATCGGGACATCAGACACTTTATTCGAAACCCGAACACAGGTCTTTTGGAAGATAGGTCAGCAGATATTCGATCACTTGCAATGTCAACAACAGTACGTCAGCGCCTAGAGCATATTACTGAATTCGTGCGTATGCGTGAAAACGAAGGTCGTGCAGTTACTCAAGGCGGGGCAAATGATGGCCTGTACCATGCCGTAAAAGAATCAAACTCAGGTGAACCGTGTGCTATATTTCTTAAAAGCGCAGGGTCGGAAAGCACAATTAAGGCCGCTATTACCGCTGCAACATCAGCAGGGCTTATCCGCAAGTACGCATTATCCACAGGCGGATCAGAGAAATGGCTCGGTACTATGGATGGCCCACTTGCTAATGGCGAATACGAACGCCAAACGGGCCGGGATAACATATAACCCGAGGATTTGTTC